TTGTACAGATTCAATTTCATAGGCATACATATTACGCCCAACAAATACATATAATGTGCGCCCTGCCTCTAAGAAGTTAGCCGCAGGTATATCTGAATTGCGTATAATGTTTACCGTGCTACGCTCTGTTGCAGGATCGGTCGCGCCAATAGTTAATGCACCTCGTGGAAATGCCGCCCCCTCACCGATAGTATATTCACCCGAATCTGAGCCATCCGCAGGGCTAAGGGTAGTTCCATCTTTTAACCTTAACTGCATATCCGACCAAGATGTTTGCCACCTTTTTGTCGGGTTCTTCGGGTTGTTGCTGCTTATTATTTCGCTGTTTACGATGCCCGTGAAGGATTCGACTTCAAGCAGGGTAGGGTCAGCCACCCCGTAATCAATCGGTGTACTTCGCCTGGCACCTTCTAAGTAGCGTTGAAAAGTGATGCTTACGGGTTCATAACGCTTTTCAATCCACGTGCCCGTCCAGTAACCGCTACCATCTAACACACCCCCCGCGAATCGGTAGTTTACCCCATCATAGCTAATAATCTGATCGGGTTCATAGGGCTTGAACAGCGTGCCCCTAATCATCCGCCTTGGCGAAGATTGGAAGCCGTTAATTGTGCGGAGGGTTAGCTGGTCAAGCTGCTCGTAGGTATTGTAGATCGCATTTCGCCACCCTGCCACCTGCTGACGGTTATTGAGGTCAATAGCGTTAGGCGTGTAACCTACAATGGCATCGCCCAGGAATAATTCGCCATGGTCGTAGGATTGTGTTCCGTTATTTGCTGAAACGGCATACATGGCGCGGCTGGTGCTGCCCGCTTCATCATCGCGAATAATAGAAGCGGTAAGATCGAAGGTGTTTTCAAAAGCTACGCCCACACCGCCCTGCTCGTAAACTGCACTAACCTCTAAGGTTAACGTAACGGTTGGTGAGGGTGGGGCAGAAGCCGTAATGTTTATACTTGCAGCAAGCAGCCCCCTACGCGAAGCAATAAACGTGTTTTTGCCTGTGCCAGTCTTCCACGTACCGGCTACATTATCCCACCAATGCGTGTCGGTGTAAAGCCGAACGTCTACGGCATGCAGGGCGTTTGGCGCGGAAGAAATAGAATCTGCTTTACCCGTTACGCTGCCTTGTATAACGATCTCATCGTTTAACTGCGTATCGTAGGCAACCGTTTCAGTAAATCCATTTTGGTCCACAACTTCGGTAACAGGTGGTAGTTGAAATCCGCCCTGCTTGGAATTGTGAAAATAGTCAAGTTGTGACAAGCCAAGCGCGGGCAAATGGCTAACGATCAGTCCCGCGCCCCAGTCTTTAGCTTGTGTAGTCAGAACGCTATTGAATGCCGTATTGGGCGCATCTAAAGCTTCAATCTTCCACGTCTTCCAACGGTACAGGCGTGATACAAATCTTCGTAGTACATGATCTAAAAAGAATCGCTGGCTAACTGGTGATGGATCTTCTTCGCCACTCATAGCCAACTGGCGTTTCTACTTGACTACTTTGGGCACCAAGCAAATAGTTTAACCGATCTCGTAATGTAGTGCCGCCTGCGAACGATGGCTCAAACCGATCAAAGTCGCGGTTTGCAAGGCGGTTGATGCCGCAGGCGAACGTAAACGGAAATACATTTCTACCTTCTTGGTATTCATGGACACCAGGCACCATTGCCCCTACCCAAACTTCGTCTAAACCAATAAATAGACGAGCTATAAAGCGGTCTTCATCCGAGTTCACTACATCAGTAGCGAGCTGGCGAAGTGCAGGCGTATCAAGTATAGGAAATACCGTCAAAGCAGAAGCCATAAAAGGCTCTACTAAAGAAGGCTGTTCATTGTACGTTAGCCGGAATACTGGCGACTCCCCCTTTACCTGCGTTAGACCGCCTGTCCAATCTCTATCGTAAATAACGACCTTTACACTGCTACTGTAGGTGGGTACTAATTTAGTTAGCGATATACGTTCGGTGTAGCTCATGTATTAAAAGCCTAACTGATTCTTTTTGTAGGTGTGAAAACTCATAGCCGTGTCTAACTGCTGTCCGGCTATTGATAGATTCGCATTAAGCACCGGGGCTTTTCCGGCTGTGGCCAGACCCGCGGCTGCAGATCCGCCTCCGCCTCTAATTTTATCCAGTAAGCCTGCGCCGATGTCAAATGCAGAGGTTACGCCACTCAAACCAAAGATGCTTCCGATTCCTTTTAGCAAGGCAAGCTTTAGCATCTGTGCGGCAATTTCTTTTAAAGTATCGACTACGGTGTTTCCAAAAGCTTTCCAGGCATCGCTAAACTTTTCGATGTCGGTAATGCCATTCACGAATGTACGAGCGAAGTTCTCAGCGATCTGGTCAAAGGCTTGTCCTAACGCTTGGGCTTGGGCGATTAGCATGTTGTTCATCGGCTCCATCTTACCCGTCATCTGTTCTTGTAACTGACCAAGCTTTTCGATTACTCCGCCAATGTAATCTCGCTCAAACTGGTTATTGGCCGACATAAACTGGGCGTTCAAGTCTCTTGAATAGGCTTCCAGTTCATTTAAATTGGTAATAAGCCCCTGCTTTAACATGTTTGATACTTCCGTGGCGTTTGCCTGGTATCGCTGCATGTCAAAATCAATATCCAAGTCTATGGGCTCAATGGTAAGGTCATCGCGAAGTTGCTGTTTAACGCTTGGGCCAAAGGTGATTTTAGGTTTTACTTCTACTTCTGCAGGGGGGGAAGGAGCTATAGGATCTGCCCCAGATGCTCCGGCTTTGTTCCCAAATTGCTCTGCGATATTATCCCCATACCCTGAAGGCATAAAACCTTCTGAACGCTGTTTTTTAAGCTGCTCAAAGGCTTTTTGTTGGTCTTCAATGGCTTTGATCTGCGCTTTATATACCGTTAACAAGCCTTGTTCTTTATCCGTAAGATCTTGAACAGGTTTAAGGTTGCTATTAAGCTCTTTTCGCGTTTTTCCAAAGAAGGCCGCTGCAAGCCCGGCAACTGCGGCTACAGGTAGGGCGATTTTAGCCATAGCAAGGCCTAACATAGACACTGATGCACTGGCTGTTTTGGTGGCTGCAGCTAATACGCCTACTCGGGTGGCTTGAATGGTATAAAAGCGAGACAGGGTCATTGCAATACCCCCGTTAGCCAACATTATGGCGCCTAAACCCTTTAGAGCGGTAATAAGTCTACCAACTACTGAAAGTAGCGGCCCCGCAACAACCGCAATAGCCCCAACTTGCACAATCGTAGTTTTTGTGGCGTCAGATAAGGCGGCAAAGCCTTTTGTTAAGTTATTTAACGATCCCAGTACATCTTGTGCAATGGGAACCATAACCTGCCCAAACTGGATGGCTAATTCTTCAGTTTGGGACCGTAAGCGGCGGAGCTGGTTGGCTAAACTATCGGAGGTGGCAATAGCATCGCCAATAGCGCCCTGCTTACCCATCACATCTCGTATAATAGCCAGACGGGCAATGGCTTTTTGGGCTTCGGTGGCCGACTGTGAGCTATCTGCCAGACCCATTTCAAGCAGTTTAGCTGAAAGGTTTGCATCTCGCAGGTTTACGCCAAAGCGATCCAATACTTCCGAGCTTCCGGACATGGCCGAAATAAAGCGATCGGTAGCTTCGGTATCGGAAAGGTTGTTGAACGAAGCAAAATCAATAGCTAGTGTCTGTAGCTCCTTGGCCATATTAGCGGCTTCTTCGCTAGCCAAGCCCATTCCTTGGGCAAAGCCCTGGAAGGAGGCTAAGCCATCTTTTAACTGCACGCTATTTCTGCCTGTAGCATCAGCAAGTGTAGCGGCAAACTCGTTGACCTGCCCGCTCATGTCGCCAAATACGGCGTTAAAGCGGTTTTGCGTTTCTTCTGCATCACTAGCCAGTTTAAGCGAAGCGGCACCGGCTGCGGCTAAGGGTAAGCTTAACTGCGACATTTTATCGCCCAGCCTCGACATGCTTTCCCCAAACTTTTTAAAGCGCAGCTCTACGCGGTTCATGTCGCGTTCAAAGCTGGAGCTTACAAGCCCTAATTGTACGGCAACTTTGCCAAGAATAGAGGTTTTAGCCATGATGATCTTTGCGTTTTAAAATTCGGGCAATGTCTGCTTTAAGCTGCTCGGGCGTTGGTAGGGTGCTTTTCCGGTAGTCTTCTTCCCAGGGGAAATCAAACCATTCAAATCCGGGTGTAGACCACGAGGCGTGCGAACGAGCAACACTTAACTGCTGCTTTAGGGCTTCGGATTGCGCCTCGCGGTAGCCCGCGATTGCATTTAACAAAGTGCGGAAAGGCATAGACCGGTAGTCGATATAAGAGATCCGCATGTGGCCAAGGGCTAGCGCCTGAAGCCGATCTATGGTCAGGCGCTCTTCGCGTTTCCCTTTTTCCCGCCTCCATCGCTTGCCCCATCAGCGCTTTTCACCTGCTCTACCACGGTCATTAGTTGATCCATGTAGTTAAACAGGCTTACGCCTTCGGTTCGCACGGCGCTGCGGATGTCTTGAAGGGTTAATTCGCAGGGCTGACCGGCTTGTTCCTGGCTAATCTTAATCGATTGCAGAATCAGCTCGGCAAAGGTCTTCATGCTCATAGATGAGAAAAAGCCGCCAAGGTCGGTCATGCTTAACTCTTTTTCCCAGATCAAATCTTCCACGGCCCCCATCGTAATCTCAAGGGGATAGGTGACGCCTTTAATAGTGATGCTTTTCTTCATTAAGCGGCGTCAATTTCTGTCCACAATCCGTTATTCTGGAAGGTGAATGTCTGCGTTGCAATACTGCCTGTAGAAGCGGCGCGGCCACGGCTGGTGATAAAGAACACTTCGGCTTCAAAGGTAAGGCTGACTTTATCGGCCACAAACTCAGAAGTATCGGGCGAGTCCATGTTGTTGGCCTCAATCAAAGAAAGCTCGTCTGAGTTAGATAGCGATGTAGCTTTACCTACTACGGTGTAACTACCGGGGGTAGCCGTTTCAATTTCGAGTACAAACTCGTCTCCTCTTTTGTAGCTCATGGGTTAACCTCTTCAATGGTTAGGGTGAAAGTAATTGTTGTTGTAAATCCTAAAATCTCTTTGTCGTTGTCGGTAGAAGCGGCAAAGTCGCGGGCAAAGACCACTTTATAGCCTGCTCCGGAAGTGCCCTCTAAAGTTCTGCATGCAGCCTGCACGCGGTTAGCAAGGCGTTTAACGGCGCTGTAATTGGCTTCAATGACCGTTATAGCCACGTCATACACCCATAAATCAGGGGCGCTATTGGTGTACATAGCGTCCTGCTCGCTGACTTCATAAATCAGTAGCGGGGTTGAGAGCTCTTCGTCAACAGGCTTAATTTTGCCCGCCAAGTCTGGTAGCAAATTGGTGAGATGGGCGGTTAATATGCCTTCTGCTATGATCATCGGCCTAATGCTTTGTTTGCGTATTTATCAAAACTGTTGTCCAGTTCTCGTATAAAGATGGTCCCGGTCTGTTTGGCTGATCGCCTTTTGGCTTTTTCCATGAACCTGTAGCCCCGAATACGGCCTCGGCCTTGGCGGCTTTTGGTACCACCTTCTAAAAAGTGTCCGTACCAGCCATCGTTGCGCTGGTTTCTACCTCTTCGCGGACCTACTAAAGCAACGGGCGCTCTACGTGCTTTCTTACGGCCAATAGATTTCTTTAATGTGCCTGGATTCCGAGGCTGACGGGGCGTAGGTTTAAGTTGATCGTAGGATGGGGCGTCCCTATCGCTTACCCCTCTTGCAGGAAGAGGGAATTGTGCGCGAGCTGCTTTTTCAATGGGTTTTAACGCTTTGTAAGCAGCATCCCGAATAGAGCGTTTTTGTCCAGGAAAACCCGATAAAGCTTTAAGGTTACGCTGTACTTTTACCAGGGCTTTTTGATCAAGTTTTACAGCAACTTTCATCGGGCTAACCTGCAGCTTAGTTCAAGACCTTCACGGCGGCCTAATTCTTTGATGAAATCAATCTCATAGAGTTTTCCGGAATGGTTTACACGGTCTAACTCTTGCACATCAGATCGGTAGCGAATTTTAAAAACAGTGAACTGCGTAGGTACGTTTACGCCTTGGTAGTAGCCTTCATTGCCGGATCGGTCAACTTTATCCGCAGGCACATCCGTGGCGTAGGGACTGTAGGTTTCCACGTCTTCCAAAAACTCGGAATCGGTAGTTATCCCCCTTCGTAGTAATGTGATTCTATGGAAAAGCTTACCGGCTCGCATGAGCTACACCCAAACCTCGTCAATAATACCTTTGAGCTCTTCTTTGGTTACTGCTCGTCCGCCTGGGCTTCGCGGGTCTACAGCGTTTACGATCTTTTGTAGCACCTTAATGCTAAGGCGTAGCCAGCGCGGACCATCAATAAAGCGTTGACGCAGGTTCTCCACGATCTGTTTAATAAGGTCATATAAATAGGCTTCGGGGATGGTGGCCAGTAAGCCAATAGCCCATTTTGCGATGCGTGATTTTAACATGGTAAGTCGGCTGGGTTTATGGATGTCTTTGTTGGGCATGGGCGGAGGGGTAACCCCCTTGATTTCGGTAGGTTGCCACGAGTTGGTGGTTTCGCTAAAGTCCACCGGATCTACTTTTTTTCGCTCGATATTCATTTAGAAAGCTGAATTTGAATTAAGCGATCAATCTTTTCTTCGATGCGCGTTAATCGGGCATCTTGGATGTTGTACATCTCTTTACTCACGTAATTACCGCGAAAAGTGCTTACCTCCGCTTGTGTGATGCGAATCATTTCGGCATTCTGAGTACTTTGGGTCTCAAGCTTGGTGTAGCCGGTAATTAGTGAGGCCACGATCACTAAAATGGTGATGCCATTCCCTACACTAAAACGTTTTTCGATATGCCATTTTTCCATGCTCATCCTTCTACCTGCATAGCTTGGTAGATGCTGTGTATTTCGAGTTGATTGTAGGTTTCCGAGGAGCTGTCCGGCAGTTCATGTAAGCTGCTACCTGCAATTAGGTTTTCGCGATGATCAAATAGCGTGGCAATATGTTTTAAAATACCTGCGATGATCATGGGGTTAATCTCTGCAGCGGTAGCGTGCCCAGCGGTAAATCTAATCTTTGCCGGATGCTGCAGATTGGTAGCATAGTCTAACAGCTCAGGTAAATTAGCCTGGTCTATAAAGCAGGCGCCAAACCCCATATCTGCCTCTAACTCTTGGCTGTGCGTTACGGTTTGGGTAGCTCCTTCAGCGTCAGTATAGCTCACTTCGTCAACGCTAAGTAGTGGAGGTAAGGGTAGTACCCGCTTAGCGGTTAGCACCGGCAAGTATAGATCGTATTGGGCTTGCATTAATTGTATGCCTGTGGCTTGCTGAGCAGACTCAGTGGCTGTAGCTCTAATAATGTTAATCACCTCGGCGTGCAGGGTCATTTCCTCGGGCGTGAGGTTCAACCAGCCTTGCACTTGGGCATCGGTGACAACGGGCGTTGCCGCAGGCGTTACAATTTTTAGCATGCTTAGTCCCCTTTAGGCGAGAAGTAGGCGCGAATTTTTTCGGCGGTACTCTTTCCAATGCCTTTATAGCTTTCGAGATTATCAAGGGCACCCTCTACCTGCGCGATCGTTAGCAGATCGTTGGCAATTAGCTCTTCACGCGCTGGAATGTCGTTGGGTAGGGTTTTGGTCAGTGGCCGGGCATAGCCTTCTTCAAGAAATCTTTCTGCTATGTTTGCAGGGACTTCATAAAGGTTTCCGGCAAAGTAGCCGGTTCCAGGAGGCACTTGTACGAACCTAATTTTGGTCTTTTTTACACTTGGCATAGCGGTCTGTTTTGGGCTTATAAAAACCCCCTCACCCGGTTAAGGGTGAGAGGTCAACCAGTAATCATACCTTATGCAGGCACGATGATGTCTTTAATAGCGGCAAAGCTGTCAGGTACAGCTACTGCGGTGTCGCCAAACATTTTGGCTTCAACCGTAGTAATGCCGGTATTAGACTGGCGGTAAGGGTTTACCATGATGGTTAACCCACCCCACAGACCGATATACAGGTCTGAAAAGTTTCCATAAATCAGCGCAGACAGATCTGTCCCTGTACCTTTTGTAAGGTTGTTAGGCGTTAGCTCTGTTTCTACGTAGGTGCGACCTACCAAACGGCCAGCTTCTTGCATCAAGAAAATGTCAGACCCACTGGCAACCGGAGTAGTTTCTGCGGCAAATGTAGTATCTGCGTTACCTAAGAAGGCAATAGAACCTTGGTTACGGTTCTTATTCTTGACCAACTTAACCAGTTTTAACACCGCTGAGCGCGTTAAGGCGCCACCATCGGTACCAAGTTCAACTGCGCCAATACCTGCGGTATTTAAGATTTCGTTGATTGCTCGGCCTTCCAAATACTCCGCCATCAAAGCGGCTAAATGATTGCGGACCCAATTCTCGATACCGATAGAGTCTTGAGCAAGCAAGCTATCTGTTAAAGGCACTTCAACCGGAATGCGGTCTGGGCTCATCTTTAACTCACCAACAGATGGATCAATAGATGTAGCAGCACCTTTTTCAGCAACAACCGCTGGATCTGAGTCCGCATCTTTTTTCATGATGGGGAAGCTTACATCGCCTGTTAGTCCTGGGAAGATGGTAGCCAGCCCAGAAATCGGCATATTTGCGTACATCAAGTCGATGATAGACGCTTGATCTGTGCGAATGGCTTTAGATGCGTTATCAGGCGTGCCAGTAACGCTCATCTCGTTCTTGATAGCATGCTTGGTCTTTAGATAAGCAAAAGGCAAAGCAATTTGTGCTGACCCGATCTTTTCACCAGAAGCGATAACATCGTTAAAGCCCTGCTTAACTACTTCAGCCTCAAAACCTTCAAGCTGCTTACCGCCCATTACCGTAGCGATAGCCTTTACAAGAGAAAAGTTCTGCAACTCCTTTTGTTCCGCTTCGCTTGGCTCTGCAGATGCTGCCGCTTGCGCGTGGCGTTTTTTAGCCTCCAAGTTTGCTTCAGCAACTCGGAGTTTATTCTCTAAACCTTCGATTTTTTCCAGCTTTTCAGCTTCATCGAATTTAGTGTTCTTGGGATCGCTCAAAGACAAGATTTCCGCATTAATCGAGTTAAACTCGTCTAGAGCTACTTTGATTTCATCCATTATAGGACTCCTCTATGGTTTTGATTTTACGACTTTGAGCGTTTGCGCGAGCTTGTTTTAGCTTTAAAAGCTGTTTTTGCTCTAGAATGTGCGGTTGCTCTTCGTCTTGATTGGTTTGTAAAGTTATTTGGCTAACAGTGCCTGAATG